GATAGTAGAAGTGTTATTATACCATAATATTATACAAATGTCAAGTATTATATATCTCTTTATGTATCAATGACTTATCGCTTAAACCTTATACAGTGATAGGTATACTCTATGGAATATGAAGATAAGTTACAGCGTAAATCCAAGCGCCTCAAGCGTCGTAACTTTGTAGCTAAGAACAACAGGCACAAGGGCAAACGCCATGCCGCTGGTACTGACTACCAGCGTAAGCCCAAGTACCCTCATGCATCCATGCATGAGTTGTAATCAGCACTATAATCTAGCCAAAAAGAATCCAGTACTGCTGTTGGAATCTCTATGCTTTCGGCTATTGTCTCTGCTGTCGGGCAATCCCATCCCAATTCGCAGTAGAAATTGTACAGTTTCTCTCTTAGTGCTTCTTCTACGGTCGAGTCATCCATTACGCCACCTCTCTTGTTAGATATTGAACTGCCTTATTAGCCTCGGCTGCTGCCTTGAAGATGAATGACTTGTCATTCTGCAAACGCTTCAGCCAACTCTGAATATAACTGGTGTGTTGTAACTTATCAAGGGGTACGCCTAATGATGCACATACCATTGCGGCTCCTAGTTCAGCAACCAGTTCCTCTTCAGCATAAGACTCCTTCTTCCTGTCTAGTCTATGCTTGGCTCCGGTAGCATGGATACCTTCGTGAGCCTTGGTTGATTCCCTTTCGTTCTCATCTGTAAATGCACTGTCTTGAGGTAGACAGATAGCATCCTGAGATGGAACGTAACAGGCACGATCACCACCTACGTTGACACCACCTTTAAGGTTAAGGTTACTCAACATCTGCTCGATCTCTGTATGAGGATCGAACCCATCCATTGATTCATCTGGTTCAACATCAGGTAGTCCGACTATCTGTTCACGATTCCAGATAGTGTATACTCTTTTCACACTGTAACTTGCATCTTCACCATCAACCTCTTTCTTTATAGGTTTATAGAATACAATAGCAGTGCCTTTCTTAAACTCCTCCATTGGGATGGGATAGTCAAGGCCAGTCGCTTTGATCGCGCCTCTCTTAGTGTACCAGTCCATTGATCCATACTCAGAGAACTGAGTAATCAACCAGTTAATACCAGTGTATACATGACCACTCTCTCCGTTATAATGTGATCTAAAGAGAGGGTTCTGACTACCATCATCATCCCATTGTCTATGCCAGGGTGGTACACCTGCCTCAAGACTAGCGATTACTTGGTTAGTTACTTTATCTTCTAAGTCTTTGATATTCATAGTCTTTCCTCATTTTAAGATTTCCCATGCAGTCGCAACCACCTCTGGAACTTGTCCATTTCCAATGGCTTTAAGTCTGTCCATCCTAGAGGCCATCCCATGAGCCACTCGACCCACACTGGGTTCAGTGCTCCAGATTTTTCGCTTACTACCATTGATAGGTTCAGTTGTTTGCCCTTCTCTATTCTCCTCTGAATGGATGGCATCCCGACATGGCCTCGATCCCTGTGGTCTGAGGCATTGGGAGTCGGCCACAAGTTTATTTGCGACGATGAAAAGTCTATCTCGTTTGTGCGGCGCTCCCACTTCGGATGCTGATATAACTTTCCACTTAGCATTATACCCGCTCTCGGCCAAGTCTTTGAGAATCGTTTCAAAGTACCGGTGCTTCCTCGATAAGAGTCCTGGCACATTTTCCAAGAGGCAATACCTTGGTCTAACTCTGCGAATAACATCGATGGTGGAAGGCCACATATTTCTGGGATCATCTTCGGCTCGCTGTTTTCCGGCAGTAGAGAAGGGTTGACATGGGAAGCCAGCACTAATGACTGCAACCATGCCCTGATATGCGTCGGCGTACCCTTCATTGATGAATGATCTGATATCGCCAAAGATTGGGGCGTTATCGAGGACTCCATCTTTGATCCTTTGCGCCAGGACTTGTTGACAGTACGGATTGAATTCGACATAACCTACAGCCCTCCAATTAAGAAGATGACTGGTGGCAAGAACACCACCACCAGAGCCAGTAAATAAAGATAGTTCATTCATATTCATCATCAGTAGCTTGCATCCACTGATACTCCTGTTCTAATAGTGACTCATTCAACTGCTCCTCTTCGAGCAAGCCCATCTTATACAATTCAAAACGCCTCGCTTCTATCCTGTCATACTCAGTAACAGGTGGATTAAGAGGCGGTTCAGTCATTAAGGGTTTCATTTAACCTCCGTTAAATAAGGTTCACGTAAATCTGCTACCATTTCCAATGCTATTGATAATGGATATGGTACTAACAAATCAGGGTCACAATGTCTTTCATTTTCCAATGCCATCATGGCCTCATCAATAGCGACATGAATCCATTCAAGTTTCTCAAGAGCAGTCATGATTAACCTCCGTCGACAGATGTTGTACAGGCGTGGCCCTTCACGTCCTCGAAAACATTATACTCATCAGGTATATCAGCATCAACATCCATATCTGAGAGTATCATATCCAAGTCTCTCAAAATTGCACCTAATTGATGGTATACATCCTCGATATCCTGCATTATAACTTTTAATTCATCCATTTGATTTGCCTCTCTGTTATATACTTTAATCATTTACCTGTTAATCCTTAACATGTCATACAATTCCTAGATTGTACCATACTTTTGTGCAAATGTCAAGTTTACTTTTGCCTCTCTAAAAAAAACAGAAGGCCAGCCTCTCGGCTGACCCTCTGCCCTGCTCACTCCATCCGCAACGCTACCCGTATCTTACTACCGGACGCCCATCAATGGCATTCTAGAGCAGTATTACTTTATTTATGGGTCTAGTCCTCGTTCCAGCATTTCCATGCAGTTGTTGCAGATGCCATAGTCTGGTCGTAACTTGACCCTTCGTTCACATCTTTCGCAGGTCTTCCAGATCGATTCCTTTTGAACTTGGTGATACCATTCGACATCCTCTTCGGACTCGATATTGTAGGCGCCAAAGTTATCATCGATATAGGTTCTTCCACTCATGATTAACTCTCCTTACTTTTGCCTCTCTGTTAGTTAAAATCTCCATGATCGTTGCGCCAGTTCGACTCTTCGACACCGGCTCTCATCTCCATAGTAACCTCTTCATCATAGCATTTCTTACATAGAGTTCCAGTAATTTCCTCATCTTCTATTACTCTGCTACATTCTTTGCATAGTTCATCCATTTAATTTGCCTCTCTTTTTCTGCCTCTCTCCTGCATCTATATTCCCAGCCGTTAGCTGTTATAGATAGGAGCGAAGCGACAACATTAATGCTGTTAAAAATTTTTTTGCAGAATAACAACAGTCATTAGGAAAAAAACAACAAGGCCGAGCCAGAACCGAAGTTCTGACCCGACCAATATTATTTAGGCATTAACAACCAAGCCTAAACCCTGCAAGTAAATCACCAACGGCTCGACCTTTTCAGCATCGACATCACCACGGCAACATCGTTCGTATAATTTCTTGAACTGAGTATTCGCAGCCTTAACAATTACATCTGGCAATCCTTCCGGCTCTTCCTCTGATCCATCTAGAGTGTGCATAACTAAATCTACTTGGCTTACGATCTGATCCGATAACCCAGTCAGAAGATGCGCCCACGACTGACGTTGAAGTGCACCACGGTCGGCGGTTCCTTTCTTCATACGGAAGATTGAATCGACCCTGTTGATGTTCTTTGGTGGCGTGTTCTGTTTGATCTGGTACTGGATAGAATTACCAATACCGCCCTCATCCCACGAACCAAATTCATCGTTCAGCCAGACAGCCATTGAAGCCCATTCAGCAATACCAACCATCGGATCGCGGTCATCATCCGGGAAGTAATCCCGTCTCATGTCGCGGAAATGATCCTTTGAGTCTAAGACTCCCAGAGCATTGTTGAACGTCTCAAGATTGGGGGACTCATCGAGGGGGCGCTTGCCATCCTTCAGGAGCGCAGACACCGACAATGGAATCATTGCCGAATTGACGCCACCCCGTAATGAAGCGATAAAGGTCGATGTAAAGAAATTACAATTACGACCAGTTTCAACAGTGTTAATAATGTCTGATTTCAAATCCATGTTAAAAGTCCTATTAAAAGGTGAATTTATACAACCTGTTTGATTTAATAGAACCGCACCGTCTCGCCTTCAACAGATCGCGCGAGGGGCTATTTCCAATCGTTTAGGATCACTGGTAGCCGGTCAAAAGACAGGCATCGATCCGCAGATTTACGCAGTGCGTCGGCTCATGAGCAAATAGTCCGACTCCAACAGTGACAGCGTACAGGAAGAATAACCATTTGTATAGTACCAAAGCTATACCAATCGAAATTAAATCTCGACAGTTTCTTTCCTGGTAACCTACCGAGAGCATGATGCAGACCATCAACACGCACCGCAGTTGCCGGTACCAATCTATAACAGAGGTACTCATCTAACTCACTTAGGCGGTAGCTAGTAACAACCTTATCTGGTCACTTATACAGGATGATACAAACGAATATCCTATATAAGATAACCAGACCAATTTATACTTACGATTAGTGTGTTCAGCGGACGGAGTACGCACAACCAATGGAGAACACTGGCAGGATAGGCGTAGCAAGAGATATTCCCACACACGCGCACACACGCAGTCTGGAGGAGCCTGGAAAATTTTGTAAAGGCGCGGACGTTCCGTCCTTCTTCTATAACTACCCAACGGCAGACAAATAACACCAACCTAGGAATTCGCCGATACCACAGGCTCACAAGAACGGCCATGTCGCACCAAGGTGCGCCTACTATATTGCGCTCTCCCTATCGGTCGATCACGTGCCCTGTACGGCACGGGCACACGCTCGGGGCACCCCCCTCGCTTTTTACATATATATATATATCCTCCCCACTCACCAAAAGGTAATTATAACTAATATAAGGAACATCTAATATGCCAGTAAGAACAACAAAAAAAGGAAAGAAGATTCATTACCCTTATACTAAGAAGGGTCAAGCTGCCTATAGACGTGCAATGAAAGGGAGTCGAAAGAGAGGCTAATGGCTGTCCCTACTGGACTATCACCTGGAGCAACTGCTCAGGCACTTGCTGATTCCTCTTTCACTCAAGATCCTTTTTGGAATCCACAGCCATCTGGATTTACTAATTTAGCATCACAAATGGGTTTATATCCTTCAGAAGCACATTGGGATGCGGATAAGGCTATAGAATTGCAGGTGCAAAGAGGTCAAATAACTGCAGAACAGGCTGATTACCTCAAGGGGAGAGATGTAGTTGAGACTGGTGTAAGTCCAGTTTGGGCTGCTGCTGGTGCCGTTCCTTATCAGTTAATTGATGAGTTTGCCGATCCTAATGAACAGGGCTGGAGAGGTGTCCCCGGTGCTATGGGTCAGGCTTGGGATAATCTGCGTGGAATAGGGAGTGTTGTAGGGGAGAGAATACAAGAGAATCCCTGGGGAGCATTATCTGCTATTTTCAAGCCACAGGTAACACCGGCAGAATCCAGAACAACACAACTTACTACTAAAGGAGTTATTGAACCTTCTGTGCAAGCGGATAGAAGATCGTGGACCCTCCCTGCCGACTTAAATGCTCCAGTATCCGAAAGCCAACGTGCAGCAAATGTCGAGAGAGGGGAAGGCTGGGTTACTACTGCTGATGGTGGCTGGGCTTATCTGGAGCCAGGTGTGCCCGAAAATGAACTTCAACGCATCCCACCTAACGTAGTACAGGATACTTTGAGGGGATCAACCGATACGGCTCCGATGGAGCAGGAAGAGAGGCTAATGCCTATTCCACCTGGAGTATCACCTGGGGCGGCTGCTCGATCTACTGCTATACCCGCCTCTGGTAATGGTATGTTTAGTGGGATTCCTGTAGCCGGTGACATTGCGCTTGCTGGTTTAGGTTCTACCGCATTTAATCCTGCCTGGAATTATCTTGGTGCTGGTGGGGCACCAATGACTGCCGAAGCAGCAGCAGAAGCTGCAGCAGCAGCCAAGAATATGACATGGAGTCAGGCACTAAAGGCAGATGTTCCCCATGCGTATCAGAGGGGTTATGTTCCCCCTGCCGGTCAAACAAAACTACCATTCTGGAAAATGCCAGCAACAGGCGGAACACCTGCCACAAGGAAACTATTTGAAACAGCCACAAAGTTTCTACCAAAGGCAGCAGCCAGATTTGCTGGCCCAGTAGGTGCTGCTTATGGCGTTGGTGATCTTGCATACAGGGGAACGAGTGCGTTACTGGATGCCACTGGCGGTACAGGGGCACTTGAGAATCTTGGTGGCAGTATCTATAATATTTTTAATAGACCTAAAGAGGAAACTGCTAATTTAGCAGCAGGTACATTAAGAAGTCCATTCCCTCCAACAAACACAACCCCTACCACAAGAAGGATGGTAAGGGCTTTGAATCCTAATCCATTAAAGGTGGATGTACCAAGACCCCCCGGCGGTGGTGGTTTTTTTGCTGGATTAGGTGGCTTATTATCTGGGGCAGCACCAGCAGCAGCATTGGGATTAGGTCTTCCACTAGGAATGATGTGGCCTAGTAAGATTTCTGAGGAGCAGGGTATCGTTCCAGAGTCTGGCCCATTAACGCCTCAACAGTTATTCAAACAAAGAAATGATTTAGAGGAAATACAACTTAGAGATAGACCTTTACAGGAAGTACCTGAATGGGACCCAAGGACATCACAGGCTGGAGGATTTTTTGGTGATCTTCTTTCAAAGGCTATGTCTACAGCACAGGCAAGTGTATCACCAATTGAAGATCCATTACTGCTTCCACGATATGTTCCTCCTTCTGTTGCCCCTTCTATTAGCCTTGAAGAAAGTATTAAAAATGAGTTGATACGAGATAGGAAAAAGCAGTTGCAGTATTTACCAGGGAATCCTCTTTATGAATGGCCTCCTTATGACCCCAGTTGGAATGAGCCGGCTAAGCTACCATATATTCGGCCAGGATTACCAGGAAGACATCCAGAAGTAGCTGCGCCACCTGCTGCATCATCAGCAAGGGTATCACAACCTATTATAGACTATCCTACTAGGATCCATCCACCAGTTATACAACCTCAAGCAATACAAGATGCTTTAAAGACTGCTCAACCTCCTGTTGTAGAAACTACACCAGCAGAAGATAAAGAACAGTATATGGCAACACAAGATGCTCTAAAAGCAGAACAAGATCGTATAAAAGCAGAAGAAACAAGACTGCAACAAGTTGCTGAACAGGAGCGTAGAGCGGCTGATGCAAAGCAAGCGCGACAAGAAGCTGAAAATGCTAGGCAAGAAAAAGAAAGAGCAGAACAAGAAGCCGAAGCTGCTAGAAATGAAAGAGAAAGAGGCAAGGCAGAACAGAATAGATTGGAAGCACTTTCTCGACAACGAGATGCTGAGAGAAGGGCAGCGGAAGCTGAAAGAACTAGGCAAGAAGCAGAGGCGGCAGAAGAAAGAAAACGACAACAGCAAAGAGAATCTGCACAAAAAAGAACAGATGATTTACTTGCTAAACAAATGGCTGATATGTTTAAGGCTATGGAAGAATCCAGAAATAGGGCTTTAATGAATAGGCTTAATAGAGGTGCGGCTCCTGGTCAATATCTCTATGATATATAATGACAGAACGACAAGAGAAATTTATTGAGTATTACTCTCTCACTGGTAACGCTTCTAGGGCAGCGGTGGAAGCTGGCTATTCTGAAAAGACTGCCAAGCAGAAAGGATACGAACTTAAAAACTTATTAAGGGAAGAAATTAATGACCAAACTCAAAAGGTACTTGCAGACAAGATACCAGCAACTCTTAACGTCTTATCTAAACTGGCAGAAGAGGCGGAGAGTGAATCCGTTAGACTGGGAGCAGTTAAAGACATACTGGACAGGGCCGGTCTGAAACCTGTAGAAAGAATTGAGCAGACTAATATAGAAAAAATGTCGAATGAAGAAATCCAAAGGGAACTCGACGCTCTCACAAAACACTAGGAAGCTAGAACTTTTAAGGGAGCAGCGACAGCGTGAACGCTATTCTAGGATTGATTCTTACGACCCTTACCCTTACCAGCTAAAGTTCCACAAAACAGGCTCAGAGGCCAACCAGAGGCTTCTGATGGCGGCTAACCGCATAGGTAAGAGTTTCTGTGGTAGCATGGAACTCTCCTATCACTTGACAGGGATGTATCCAGACTGGTGGGAAGGACGAGTATTCAGGCAACCTATCATAGCCTGGGCTGGTGGTGTCTCAAATGAAACGACAAGAGACATTGTACAGTTTGAGCTATTGGGTTCCCCCGATGATCCAGAGGCTTTCGGTTCCGGCACTGTGCCGAAAAATCTAATAATAAAGACCGAAAGAAAACCTGGAGTACCTAACGCGAAGAGTGTGGCGCTTATTCGTCATGTTAGCGGTGGGAACTCTTCTTTATTCTTCAAAGCCTATGAGATGGGTGTAGAGAAATGGCAGGGTAGGAGTGTAGATTGTATATGGTTGGACGAGGAACCATCCAGGGATATCTACTCTCAGGCCGTTACAAGGACATTAGACCGCAGGGGGATGGTTTATATGACCTTTACACCGGAAGCAGGGATGACAGAGACAGTTGCTTCCTTCCTGAACAACCTTCAATCAGGACAATCCCTTATAAATGCGACATGGGATGACGCATCTGAGAAGATTTCCTCCATGAATGGGGAGAATGGTCACCTAAATGAAGTAGTTATGGAGCAGATTCTCTCCTCATATAGCCCACATGAGAGGGAAATGAGGAAGAATGGCAGACCTTCTATCGGTTCTGGACTGATATTCCCCCTTGGGGAAGAGAAAATAATGGTCGATCCACTGAATATAGAGGATCATTGGCCTAGAATAGCAGCAATTGACTTCGGATGGGACCATCCTACTGCTGTTGTGTGGTGTGCTTTGGATACTGAGGCAGAGGTATTCTACATATATGACTGTTACAGGGCATCAAAGGCTAGTCCCTCTGTCCACTCTACGGTAATCAGATCAAGGCCGCATTTCATACCTATAGCCTATCCACATGATGGAAATAGGCGTGATTCTATGGGCAATCCAGGTCTGGCAGACCAATATAGGAACCTAGGATGTAACTTTTTACTGGAACACTTCACTAATCCACCTGCTTTAGGTAATAATAAGGGTTCTAATTCAATAGAAGAGGGCTTAATGGCTATGTTACAGGCCATAGAAGCCGATCAATTCAAGGTATTTTCAACACTTTCAGATTGGTTTGAGGAATTCAGGATGTATCATAGGAAGGATAATAAGGTGGTTCCTCTCAGGGACGATCTAATGTCAGCAACAAGGTACGCTTTTCAATCGAAGAGGTATGCGGTTGCAGGAAAGGACCCAGCATGGACACAGGATGTTGAATACAGGAACTACGGAATTGTTTAATGGCTCAAAAAATTACTGAAGAAGAACTGGTAGCAAGAATACAGACAGAAGTTACTGACGCTCTTGGCTATGGTGATACGATTTCACAACATCGCGAGAGGGCGATGGAGTATTACTATGGTCAACCCTTTGGAAATGAGGTAGAAGGGCGCAGCCAGTTTGTAGACTCTACTGTTCAGGATACCATTGAGTGGATCAAGCCTTCCCTGATGAGGGTGTTTGCCTCTGGCGACGAGATGGTTAAGTTCAATCCTCATGGCCCAGAAGACGTAAAGATGGCTGAACAGGCTACAGATTACGTTAATTACGTTTTTACAAAAGACAATCCAGGCTGGGAGATTTTGTACTCCTGGTTCACTGATGCTCTCTTATCTAAGAATGGTATAGTCAAGGTATGGTGGGACGAGTATGAGGGTTCACAAAGGGAAGAGTATAGACATTTAGATGAGATGGAGTTTGGCATTCTTATCTCTAATGCAGATGTAGAAATTCTTGAGCATACTCCTTATCAAGAAGATGATATGCAGATGTATAATGATGTAGTTGTCTCTAGGAGTAGAGTAACTGGTAGAGTAAAGATAGAGAATGTTCCACCTTCTGAGTTTCTAATTTCAAGGGATGCAAAGGAAATACAGAATGCCAGGTTTGTCTGTCACAGGGTAAGGAAGACTTTATCTGAACTAAGGGAGATGTATCCAGATAAAAATCTTGTACCAGAAGATTTAGGAAATGATGAAGACTCTACCTATACAGGGGAAAGAGATGCAAGATTTGAGTTTGATAATAGTTCTAACTTTAATCTAGGTGAGTCAGAATCAGAAGAGGCTTTAAGATTATACTGGTTACATGAGTCTTTTCTTAAAACAGATTTCAATGGCGATGGTATTACAGAACTAAGGAAGGTGTGTACCGTAGGAGATTATGTTCTCCAGAATGATGAGATAGATTCTATCCCATTTGTTTCGATTACTCCAGTAAAGATTCCGCACAAGTTCTTTGGTCTGTCAATGGCAGACTTGGTAATGGATCTTCAATTGATGAAATCCACGTTGATGCGAAATCTCATGGATAATATGTACAACATGAACTTCGGTAGATATGCGGTTCTAGAGGGTCAGGCCAATCTTGATGACCTCTTAACGCAACGACCGGGCGGTGTAGTTCGTGTTAAGTCACCCAATGCTATCATGCCTTTAGCTACTCCGCCACTAGAACCGTATTCATTTCAAATGCTTGAATACTTGGACGGAGTAAGAGAATCAAGGGCTGGTGTATCCAAGATGTCACAGGGTATGAACGAGAACGCCCTAACATCACATACCACGGCTACCGCTGTTAGTGCTGTCATGTCAGCAGCGCAGAGTCGGGTAGAACTTATAGCCAGGAACTTTGCCGAGACTGGCGTGAAAGATTTAATGAGAACGATCTATGAACTTCTAATGAAGAACCAGGATCACGAAAGAGTAATCAGTCTAAGAAATGAGTGGATACCAGTACGCCCCGATGCATGGAATGACAAATATGATTGTACCGTATCTGTTGCCTTGGGCAGTGGTAATAAGGATCAACAGATGGCACATCTTTCCAGGATGTTGCAGTTTGCAGGAGAAGCAATGAGGGGTGGACTTAGTATTGTTAATGAACAGAATATGTATAACCTTGGGGCATCACTTGTTAAAGCAATGGGATTCCAGAATGTTAATGATTTTCTAACTGATCCGTCACAAGAACAGCAAAAGCAGCCAACTCCCGCAGAACAGATGCAGCAAATGGAAGTGCAGATTAAGCAGAAGGAGTTAGAGATTAAGTCTGGAGAGTTACAACTCAAGGCTCAGAAGCTGCAACAAGACGCTCAAGAAGCTGCCGTAGATGCACAGTTAAAGATGGCAGAGCTACAGTTAGAGCGTGAACAAAAGAGAGCCGTAGCTATAGGAGCAACATGAGCGACGATTATAGGGAAGAAAGGGCGAAAAGCCTTTTACAAAACGAGTTGTTCAATGAAGCATTTGACGTACTAAGAAAAGATTTAATGAGCCGTTGGGAAGCCAGTGGTTCGACAGAGTTGGAGGCCAGAGAATCAATCTGGCTTGCGATGCGACTGCTTGACAAACTTTATGGTCATATAACGTCCATAGTAGAAACTGGACACATGAATAAGGTTATGTCACAGCAACAACCATTCATCTGAAAGAGGATTTAATTATGGCGGACAAGCAACAGGCCCCGCAAGCACACGAAGTACAAACGCAACCTGGAAGTTTATGGGAAGCACAAGAAGCATTACTCAACATGATGGACCCTGAAGAGGAGAATCCAAAGGAAGAGGAAGCTAAACCTGCTGAAAGTGAGGAGTCTACTGAGGAAACTCAAGACGAATCACAGGAAGAGGAAACTGAAGAAGCTGAATCTGAAGAGGAAGAATCTGAAGAGGAAGACGTTTCAGAAGAATCCGATGAGGAAGAAGAAACTGAAGAGGAGGACGACACACCTGAACTCTATACCGTAAGGATAAATGGAGAAGATCATCAGGTTACTGCCGAAGAACTCGCAAAGGGATATTCTCGTCAGGCGGATTATACTAAGAAAACACAAGAGTTAAGTGAATATCGAAAGCAACTAGATCAGGCAGCGCAGTTTTACCAGACAGAAGTTGCTCAGACTCAGGAAGCTCGACAGCAGTACATAGGTGCGCTTTCAACAGCGATAGAAACTAATCTGTCATCGCTTGCGAAATATGAAAGCACTGACTGGGAAAGGCTTAAATCTGAAAACATGGAGGAATATCTCACTAAACGAGATGAATACCGTGAAGCCCAATCTCAAGTTGAAAAGCTAAAACAGAACTATCAACAGGAATCCGAAAAGCAAGAAGCACAACATCAGCAACATTATGCTCAAACTATTCAGGAAGAACATGCTAAATTAGTAAGTATACTACCAGCATGGGGAGAGCCTGAAAAGCAAAAAGCAATTGCTACTGAAATTCGTGATTTTGCCTTGGCTAAAGGTTATACGCAAGAAGAGTTAAATCAACTTGTTGACCATAGATCTATTCTTGTTTTAATGCAAGCAAAAGCCTGGGAAGATTCTCAGAGGAAAATTTCTAGCATAAAACAGAAGAAGATAAAGAATAAGCCAAAGGTTGCTAGAAGTGGAAAAGGAACTGTAAAGTCTGAAAGCAAAAAAGCAAAAAGTACTGCAAAAATGAAACGCTTACGGCAAACTGGTCACGTCGATGACGCAGCCTCTTTGCTGGAAGATTTATTTAATTCCTAAATAGGAGAATAACAAATGGCAATTGCTACAAATGCGTCACTGACTTTTTCGTCAGTAGCGATCCGCGAACAATTGTCAGACGTAATTTACAATATCGCTCCTATGGATACCCCCTTCATGTCGGGTTGCTCTAAACAGACTGTAGATAATACTTTCTTTGAGTGGCAGACTGATACGATTACCGCTGGTGCGGCTAACCGTAAAATTGAAGGCGATGACAGTATTGCTGCCACCGCACGGGTACTTCCAACGCGACTTGGAAATTACACCCAGATTTCACAATATGTAAACTTGACATCTGGAACTGACGATGCGGTTAATTATGCCGGACACGGCAAACATCAAGCCTACCAATTAGCCAAAAACGGTAAGCGTATGAAGCGAGACATGGAATACATGTTGACGTTTAATACTGCTCGCGTTGCTGGTGATTCAACCACAGCCAGAGCTACGGCTGGGTTGCAATCTTGGTTAGGCACTAACTATCAATCTGTGGGCAGTGGTGGTTCACCCGGAGCCTCTTCAGGCAACGGCACTGATGCTATGGGCGATGCGTCCAGTACAGGCTCCATTACTGAAGCAGGTATTAAGGCAGTCATAAAAGACTGTTATGAGGCGGGTGGAAATCCCGATTTAATCCTGTGTAAGCCTACTATCAAGCAAGCGATTTCTGATCTTGCACAATCTGTGTCAGAACTTCGTACAAGTACGAAGGGTGATGCACCTGCTCACGTTGTAGCAGCTGTTGACGTATATGTCAGCGACTTCGGTACGTTCAAAATTCTAGCGGATCGAAATGCTTGGCGTGATCGAGATGTCTTCTTTCTTGATATGGACTTTTGGGCTATTGCTTGGCTCCGTCCTTTCCAGACTGTAGAGTTGGCGAAGACTGGGGATGCTCACAAGCAAATGTTGTTAGCTGAATATGGACTGGTTTCTAAGAACGAGAAATCAAGCGGTATTCTTGCTGATTGCGCAGCGTAACAAGTACCGGGGGCGGGGAAACTCGCCCCCATCTTATCAAAAGGGTACAAATGAAAATTATAGACAAAGAACTTGAATCCATCGCCAAGAAAATGGTGAAGGGTAAAAAGGCTTCGCCCAAAAAGGAGAAGTCGGATGAACCAACTGATGCTATGGGATGGTTAAAGAAAGCATACATTGATAATGATCCTGCCGATGGAGCACCTAAAGTGGGGAATATAGGCTATGTCTGACAAGTTTATTTTTGAACAAGATGCTCATCGCCGTACTGATATGCACTTCGACGATGTAGACGATAAAATTACATTCAACACTGTTGAAGATGCCCAGCCCGTAGTCGATGCAAATAAACGTAAGTTTAATGATTACGGCGATAAACTAACTATGGGTAAAAGAGGTGAGTGGCATCACGCCGCTAAAATTCCGGCGACAGTCTGGGAGCAGTGGATAAGAGACACCAATGGGGCCATTGCAAAAGATTCGAAATTGCTTGCCAAGTATCTAAACGACCCTGATAACAAATATTTTAAGGTCAGCCCGACCAATATCT